GCGTATTGTTCAAAGATTTATTGAAGCAGGAAAAAACCCCGAAAAACTTCAAGTTTTTTATAACTTGGATTTGGGGCTTCCGTTCGAAGAAAGAACGGGGGGCGTTGAATATCAACAAGTTCATCGCTTAAAAGATGAAACAATGACGGCGAATATCGTTCCAAAAGAAGCGTTATTTATGACTTGTGCCGCCGATGTTCAACGGAATCGTATTGAAGCCGAGATTAAAGCATACGGCGATCGGTTCCGTTGTTGGGGAATTGAACATCGGGTTTTCTATGGAAACACGCAGGATATTTACGACCCTTGTTGGCAACAATTCAAAGCGATTAAAGACGAAGTTTTCACGGACGGAAGAAAAATCGATATTCAACTCGTGGACTCCGGCGACGGGGAAACTCAATCGGCAGTTTATGATTTTTGCGAAACATTCGGGGACGGGATAATTCTTCCGTTAAAAGGTTTAGCCGTAACGGACAGAGTGAAAGAAAAAATCAAAGTCGCCGAGTTGAAAGATTACAATTATATTTCGCTTATTGAAATTTATGTCGATTTGTATAAAAACATCTTGGCTCGTTTCTTTTCCCAAGAAGAACCGTTGAACGATTCTTATTATCCCGACGGGTGGCACACTTTCGCCAATTCGTATTCGGACGAATATTTCCGACAACTCACAACCGAGCAACGAACAAAAGTTACGACGGCAGGAGGAAATGTAAAAATAAAATGGGTTCAACACGGGCGAAACGAAGCGTTCGACTTGAATGTTTACAATTTGGCGGCGGCTGATTTGTATATTAAAAATGTTTCGCTTTATGTTTTGGGACTTGAAAAAACCGATCCGAGAAGCGTTTTTGATTATTTAAAAGCAATTAGAAACTTATAAAAGGAGGATTTTAAATGAGCGTTACGGGATTTACCGTTAATCAAATAAAAGAAAATATCTCGGCATTGAACGAAGCGTATTTAAGAGCCGTAAAATCGGGGGGCGTTACATCTTACACATTAAATTCGGGACAAGGCTCTTCAACGGTTCAACAAGCATCGCTTTCATCAATAAGAACCGAGTTGAATTATTGGAAACAACTTTTACAAGAAGAAATCGAATACGGAAGCGGTTCGCATTGCACCTTTATTCGAGATGCAGGAGGAATGTAAATGGCTTTAAATGTTTTGAGAAATCCTTTTGGATTTATGAATAAGAAAAAAGAAACGGTTCATCAAGCGGCGATTTATCCTGCAGGAACATTTTGGGGCGATACATTCGACGGCGAACAAGAAATCGGGGCTTTCAATTATTCGGGTTATGTTTACGATGTCGATTATTACGAATTGGCTCGCAGGGCTTATACCCTCGTTACAATAAACGAATTTACCAAAATTATGGTTTTGAGATTGACCGAGTTTGTTGTCGGAACGGGTTTAAGATTACACCCAACGCCATTAAAAGGATTATTGAAAAGAATGTTCGGGATAGATCTTCCCGAAAATTTTGCGAAAAATATTCAAGAATTATGGAGTTTGGTTGAATCCGACAAAAATATTTCAATTACAAAAGACCAAAATATCCACGCTTTGGCGAGGTCGGTTTTCTTTAACGGGATTATCGCAGGCGATGTTCTTGTTGTAAAAAGGGTTAAAAACGGCTTTCTTGAATATCAAATAATCAACGGGTTAGCCGTTGATTCTTCCAAGAGCCAATCGACGAACGGAAACAAAATAATTGACGGGGTGGAAATCGACAAAGACGAAAAACCCCTCGGATATTATGTTCAAGGCAAAGACGGAAAAGAAACATATATTAAAGCGAGAGATTCAAAAGGTCGCTTGACGGCTTGGCTTGTTCCTTGTGGCATTAAAAGGCTTAACGCAACCCGTTCGTATTCAATTCTCGGGGCTATAATGCAGAAATTGAATAAAATCGGACAGTATTCAAATTCCGAAGTTATGGCGGCAGAAACAAACGCAAAATTTGCGGCTTGGGTAGAACAGGACAAAGAATCTTCGGGAGTTAATCCGATTAAAGCAATTCCGAGCGTTGCCCGTATGTTGGAAAATCAAGGAATTTCGGGTTCAACTGAAAACCAAGGCGACACGGCAGGCGTTGAGCGTTTTAAAAGTTCATTGAAACGAATCGCTTCGGGCTTGTTTATCCACATGCCGAAGGGACAAAAATTAAACTCGTTCGATACAAAACGCCCGAATGTAAATTATACGGCGTTCGTGGATGGTTCAATGAAATATAATTGTGCTTCGGTTGGAGTTCCTTTCGAAGTTGCCTTGATGCAATTCTCGAACAACTTCTCGGCTTCAAGAGCGGCGTTGAAAATGTTTGAAGTTATTCTTCAAAATAATCGCCAATTTACGATTATTGATAATTTTTACCAACCCGTTTATGAACAACATTTCGAACTTGAATGTTTAAAAGGAAATATTCAAGCCCCGAAATATTTGGAATTAAAAAACGACGAAGGTTATTTGGATAACGCTTACACGAAGGCGAGATTTGTCGGAATAAAAATTCCACACATCGACGAAGTAAAAGAAGTAAACGCCGTTCTTTCAAAATTAAAAGGTGGATTGACAACATTCGAACAGGCTTTGGCTGATTTGGGGATTACATCGGATTTCGATTCAATAATTGAACGCCGAAAAATCGAGGAAGAAAAAATAAAAAAAGCCGGATTGAATTTTGAAACATTATTCGCACCCGACGGTGGAACATCGAACGACGATGACACGGAAGCAGATGTAAAAAATAACAAAAGGTAAAGGAGAACACAAAATGTCAGATGAAAACATCAAAGTTTCGGAATTACCCGAAAAAGAACAAAAGGAACTTTTAAGCGAAGCGTTCGCCGTTGGTTTAAACAAAGGCGTTTTGACAGGCTATAAAGTTTCAACATTGAAAAAGAAGATCGCCGAATTAAAAGAACAAAACAACGGCGAAAATGAACAAAACGGTTCAAACGATGAACAAAACGGCTTAAATGATGAACAAAAAGCCGAAGAAAATGAACAAAACGCTTCAAACGATGAACAAAAAGGCGAAGAAACAACCGAGGAAGCAACCGAAGAGAAAAAAGAGGAAGCAACCGAAGAAAAACTTCCCGAAGGTTTAAGCGACGAAGCGAAAGAATTTCTCGAAGGTAAAACCGACGAATTACCAAACGATGCCGAAGAAATCACAAACGAGGAAGCCGAAGAGTTAATCGCAGGCGAAAAAGTTCCTCAAAAAGAAGATTTAAACAAAGGCAAAACGGGAATTTGTCATATTTGCGGTTCTCGTGTTGAAAACGGCAAATGCACAGGATGTAACTTCGTAAGATAATCGGGAGGTTATGGAATGGCTTTTAAAATTAAAGGCGTAATCGGGGCAGATATAAACGGGATTGAGTTCGCCGAAAGACTTTCAAAAGTTTCGGGCGATGTAGATTTCGAAATCGACTCTCCGGGGGGTTCCGTTTTTCACGGAATTTCAATCTTCAACGCTATAAAAAGATACGATCGAGGAAAATGCCGAATGCATGTAGTTGGCGATTGTTCTTCAATGGCGGCTTACATTATGTTAGCAGGCGACGGAGAAGTCGAGTTCGAACCGAACTCAATCGTTGTTCTTCATAATCCTTGGAGTATAACTGCAGGCGATTACCGAGCAATGCAAAAAGAAGCCGACATTTTAAAAGGAATGTCGGAACTTTACGCTTCCGAGTTCGTAAAAAGAAATCTTTTCACGGAAGCCGAAATTCGTTCAATTATGGATGAAGAAACTTGGTTTATGGGAAAAGATTTGAAAAAACTTGGAAAAATTCTTGATGATTCCGAAAGCGAAAGCGAAGAAGAAACATCAACAAAAGAAAGCCAAGAAATTAAAATCGCCGCTCTCCGTTTGAGAATGGATGAAGCGAAATCAAAAATCAAGGCTTTAAAAATCAACGATGACATCGACAAAGTGGCGGCGTTGATTAAATCGAACCCGAACGGCTCGATCCAAAAAGAAACAGGCAATCACGACATAAAAGAAGAAAAAGGAGAAAAAGAAATGACAATCAAAAGTTTAGAAGAATTAAAAGTTCAAAACGCTTCAATTTACAATGAAGCAAAATCAGAAGGTCAAAAAGCCGAACAAAAAAGAGTTGCTTCTTTAATGAAGTTTATCGATGTTGATAAAAATGCCGTTATTAAGGCAATCAACGACGGCGTTGGCGTGAATGACGATGAGTTCCAAGCATCTATTTTAGAAGCAAGAACAAACAAAAAACAAATTGCTGAAATGGAAGAAGAAAATCCTGCAGAAGTAGATCCAAAACAAGAAACTCACGCACCAGAAGGCGAAGGCGACGGCGACGGCAAAGAACCAACCGAAGAAGAAAAAGCCCAAGCACAAAAAGAAGCCGACGACAAAAAGTTCAACGCTTTAATCGAGGCTATGGGCATTAAGTAGGTTTTAGTTATCTAATATCCTCTATCTATCACAAACGGGTTTTAACCCGTTTTTCGTTGTAATCATTAAAAAAAGGAGAAATAAAAATGACACACATTGACAATTCAAAAGTTTTTCACGACGGCGTTTACGCTGATGCAAGCGTTTTAGTTCCGGCGAACACAACTTACAAAATCGGAACAGTTTTAGGAAGAAACGCAGACGGGGCTTTAACAGGTTACACAAGCACCGTTGCTGATTCAACACCTCTTTACATTTTGGCGGCTAATGTAACAAATGAAAATTCAAGCCCTACAACAATCGACTGCGTTCGTGTATTTGATTCGGGCGTTGTTGATAAAAACGGCTTAATTTTCGTTAATTCAGAAGATGCGACAAAGGTTGAAGTTTTAGATGCTTTAAAAGTAAATAACTTCCGTCTTGTAAATGTTGAAGAATTGACAAACGCTTCTGCTTTGGCTGAATAGTCAAAACGGAAATTCGATAAAGTTCCCGATAAAACTAAAAATTGAAATGTAGAAATTTAAAAAAAGGAGAAATAAATATGACAGCAGTTATTAAAAAAGCGATGGAAGTTGGTTTCGACAAAAAACAAAAACCTTCAATGTTTCTTGCGAACCTATTTCAACCAAAATTATTAGACGGAATCAAAGTTGAACTTCAAGGAAGAGTAGTTGAAAGTTATTATTCAGTTGATGTTAAACTTGGAACAGGTGGCAGATACAATTCTCTTGACGAATACGACAAAAAGGAATTTGTTGTTCCTGAATACAACGACATCGCTTCATTGACCGAAGAAGATATGTTCAAGGCTCAATTCGGCGAAACCGAATACGCAAAAACTGCGAGCATAATCAATTCAATCAACGACGGTCAAGAAATCTTCTCAAACAAACAACGCCGTTCAGAAGAAAAACAGGCTTCCGACGGTTTGTTCTATGGAAAAATCGTTCTTGCAGGCGGAAATAAAATTGATTTCAAAAAGAAAGAAACTCACACAATTTCCGTTGCTGATGCAAAATGGAATACTGCAAACGGCGATCCAATTTCAGTTCTTACAAATG